AGCTGAAAGCGAGGAAAAGACAGGAGACGGGAGACCGGGGACGGGGGATCAATTAAAAGTATGTTCTACATGGCCTATACTTTACACGCAGGAAATTGCAGATGATGCGGTTGTGGATCCGCGGGTGGTGTTTGAGAGGAAGGTTGTTATTTCGAAGAGGAGAAGGCGAGATGAAAAGTTGTAGTGTTTGTGGAGCTGAGATTGGGAGTGAGCTGGAGGAATTTGGAGATCCACGGGAGCCGGTATGTGGAGCCTGTTGGCTGAATGGTGAAATACAACCTGAAGCTGAAAGCCGTGAGGGATGTGTTCATGAGTATGAGTTACATAAAACTGGTTATTCGTATGACCATGATAATGGGAAGGTTTACCGGTATGAAAAAATTAAATGTAAAAAGTGTGGAAAGGTGAAAATTTTTCAGCAGTTTGACCTTTGAAAGGCCATCCACGAATAAAACACGAATTCACGAATACCCAAAGGTCATGATATTAACGAATATAATTGTTTCATATGTAGTTTTGGAGGTTGTAATGGATGAAATGGATGAAGATGGATTGGATGATCGCGGTTGGTTGAGGGTTCCGAATCGCAGGATTAAGACTACGAAAATTGAACGAGAAGATGGATTTGTGTTTTATAAAAATGAATGGTCTGATGAACCGCTGATTAAGCCTGGAGAAATTCCTATAAATGGTATGAGTGTTCTTGATTTTGATTTGGCACGTTTCCAAAATTTAGATGGGGAAATTGTAAAATATGGAGATAAAAGATATAGACTTAAGGAAGTTGGAAAGAAAAAGAAAAAGAATAAAAAAAGAATAAAAAAATGACGACTTTTTTACTACGATAATTCAGGCTGATTAAGTTTTTTGGCTGTGTAAGATTTAAAAAGATTGGGGTTTTGGCTCTGATCTTTTTTGTTGGTTAATTTTGGTGGGTTGGGGTGGAAAGTGTTTAATTTTCGTTTTTATTGGCTATTGTTATCGATTATGAAGTTTGATATAATAAAAAGGTAATATTCAGTTGTTGAATTTAAATGACTGAATTTTGGAAGTAAGAACTAATTGAAAAGGTGGTGGGAGACGAGTGCCTTCCACTCCCATCACCGACGATGGCAAGCCAGATGTAGTTCTGGCAAGTCTGGAGATGAGCGCCCAGAGGATTACGGTCCTTTGGGCGCTTGTGATTCTAGCTGACAGTAAAAGAAAAAAACGAACCGCGAAGGCACGAAGATAAAAAGAAAGAAAAGACGCGAAGAAAGAGGTGAGAGATGAGTTTGGAGATGATTTTGCAGGTTTTGGTGGTGATTGGGGGTACCCTGGGTGTTATTTTTGGTGTGGTGTTTGTGCTGGCGATGGTGATTCAGGCCTGCACTGAGTTTTTATTTGGGAAGATTGAGGGGATATTGGTGGCCATCTTCCCGGGGTTGGCTGTGGTCCTTGAGAAGCCGAAACTGCGCGAGGGGATTATCTCTATCTTTGCGGTTGGGTTGGGGAACCTGGCAGCGTTTTTATATAATCTGGATTTGATTTATTTGATCTCGGAGTTGTTCTCGGTGATTACTCAGGTGGAAAATCCGTTTACCGTGACGATCTTCGGGAAGATTTTGACCAGCGTGATGATTGGTATGGGTGCCAGTTACTTACATGACTCGTGGTTGAAACCTTTGATTGAGAGGGGAAAGCTGGCGAGAACAGGCGTGGATAAATGACCGGTGATGTGACCATGACAGGATCAGAGATAGAAGGTTTGCAAAGACAGATCAACGCACTCGGAGATAAATTGGATAAGGGATTTGACCGAATAGAAGAGTTGGTGGGGAAGATTGAAGAACGCGTGCGCAGAGTGGAGAACTCGGAGGCGAAATACGAGCCTTTGATTAACTCCCGGATCGATAGTATTGTTACGAAGATCGGCCAGCATGAAGCGGCGATCGGTGAATTGAAAAAGACGACACAGCGATTGGCTTACACGAATGAGATCCTGAAGTGGATTCTGGGCGTGTTTACGGTAATCGCAACCTCATTAATAGTAAAGTTTATGGCAGGGGGTTAGGATGCTGAGCGGCAAAGGGATGTATATCTGGAAGGTGCGGTATTTATTGGAGGTGTTGAACGGGGCAGGGACAAGCCCAGCCCCTACGGAACTGGATACCGATTTGATTGCGGATGTACTGAAAAAAGAGGGGTTTACACATGCCTGGATCAAGGTATGTGATGGATCGGGTGCATATAACATTTACAACGGCCGGGATTTCGCGCGTGAGTTGGTGTTGTCCCTGAAGGCGCGCGGGATCTCTGCCTGGGGGTGGCAGTATGTGTATGGCCGTTATCCGGAGCTTGAGGCGAAGGCTGCGATCAACCGGATCCACGAGCTGGAGCTGGATGGGTTTGTGGTGGATGCCGAGGTGGAGTATAAGGCTGCCGGTGCGAATGCTGCCAGGCGGTATATGAGTTTGTTACGGGGCGCGTTCCCGAATTTGCCGATTGGTTTGAGCTCGTTCCGGTTTCCTTCTTTTCATATGGAATTTCCTTTTGACGCGTTCCTGGAGTATTGCGATTTCAATGCGCCACAGGTGTACTGGATGATGGCGACGAACGCAGGCGCGCAGCTGGAACGATGTTTGAATGAGTTCCGAACTTTGATTAAGACACAGCGCCCGATCTTCCCGACCGGGGCAGCTTACCATGAGAATGGATGGCAGCCGACTGCAGGACAGGTGCAGGAATTTATGGAGAAGGCTGTTGCGCTGGGGTTGTGCGGGTTCAACTTCTGGGAGATGGGGAATTGTTTGAGATATATGCCGGATGTGTGGGATGTGATTTCAAATTTTCAGTTGACAGTTGAAAGTGGACTGGGGACGGGAGACGGGGGACCGGGGGCGATTCATCCCAGAGCTGAGGTGGTGGCGCAGATGGTGAATATCCGGACGGGTCCGGGGACGCGGTTTGCGGATGTTGGTGATTATTATGGCGGTGTTGAGGTGGATGTGCTGGATATTCAGGGGACGGATGCCTGGATCAAGATTTCAGATAATCCGGAGCGCTGGATTGCGGCTTACTACCTGAATAAGCGGTATGTGAGGTTGATGAATGATTGATTTAAAGAAATTGCACCCTGATTATTTTGAGCAGTTGAGCCTGGGATTAGAGATTGATGAGCTGGAGGATGGCGACGCGCAGGTTGTTTTCACGACTGAGGAGAAGGCGCGACGTTCGATGGGTGCAAAGGTTGCGCTTGAATCAACTTACGCAGAGTTGGCAAAGGACGCAAAGAACGCAAAGGCGATGGAACAGTTCTCCTGGTGGGAGACTTACCAGCAATTGTTGAACAGCAAATGGCCGTGGCGGATTGCGTGTTTTGTGGCCTGGGCTAGTTCTCCGAAGTTGAACCGCTGGCCAAAGACACAGGATCCGGATATTGATGGGGCGATTTCTTTATTGCAATCTGCGACGATGTTGGAACACAGAGCGGATGTGATCAAGGCTCTGGTGGAGAGCGCAAGCAATTCGGATCATCGATCGAATCCGGACAGGAAGTTGTTCTTTGAGATGACCGGGGATTATGTTCCCAGGAGTAGAGTGGATTTATCTACTGATCCAGGTGAGGATGAAATGAAATCCAAGAGTGAATCTGAGCTTATGGAAATTGCCAGGAGAGCAAAGAAAGAAGCTGGTAGCTCGTAGCTCGTAGCTCGTAGGATTCAGGATTCAGGTTTGAGTTTTGAGAAAAAAACAGGAGAAATTATGGGATCAACAACAATAAAGTATTTTGAATATGAACATCTTCCTCAAAAATTGCAGGACGTAAGTAAGCCTATCTGCGAGCTTGCGAATTTAATGGAAGAAACTCTACCAGATGGACCAGAAAAGTCTGCTGGTATGCGCAAATTGCTTGAAGCAAAAGATTGTTTTGTGCGATCAGCACTTGAGTCTAGAGGATAGGTTGATGGGAAGTAGGGTGATAGCGCCGGAGGATGCACGGGTTGAGCTGGCCAGGAGGGAGCTGGCTCGGCGGCGTTTGGCTGAGTATGGGCGTTATATTTATGACTGGTGGGAACCGACCCGCTTTCATGAGCTGATCTGTGAGGAACTGGAGCAGGTGTATCGCTATATTGAGACGGGCGGAGCGGAAGGGACACAGGCGCTGATTGTGGAGGTCCCACCGCAACACGGCAAGAGCACGATTGTTTCGCGTTTGATGCCGAGCTGGGTATTGGGAAAACAGCCTGATTCAAACATTATGCTGGCGACGTACTCCGCGGATTTCTCTTCGGATCATTCGAAGGAAGTGCGTCGGATTATTGACAGCCCGGAATTTGCGGCGCTGTTTGGGGAAAAATCGAAAAGCCCGAAACCAGTGGAGCTCTCCGGAGATTCGTTTGCTAAAGGAAACTGGTCTTTGGAGCACCCACATCGCGGGGGTATGCTGGCGATCGGGGTGGAAGGTGGCGCGACCGGTCGACCTGCGAGTTTGATTGTGATTGATGATCCGTTCAAAAATCGCGAGGAAGCTGATTCCCCTACCAATCGACAGAAAGTAAAGAAATGGATGACTTCTTCCATTCTTTCACGTGTGAAGAAGGGGACTGCGATTGTTTTGATTCACACACGCTGGCACCGGGAAGATTTGATTGGTGAGATGTTGAAAGCCTCTGCGACAGATGCACGGGCGATGAGCTGGAAAGTAGTGTCACTACCGGTGATGCCATTGCAGTTGGAAGAATATGCCACTTCGGAAGAGGAACAAAAAAAGGCCATGCTGGGAGGATTATACCGACCATTACGGGATCCGTTGGGACGGTTGCCTGGGAGTGGCGAGCCGTTATGGCCGGATATGTTCCCCAGGGAAATGCTGGACCAGATCAGGGCCACTTTGGAGGCGAATGGCCAGCTGAGCGACTGGTATTCACTTTATGAGCAGCAACCAAGACCGAGCGACGGTGTGTTTTTCTCGGATCGGATGTTTCAGATTATCGACCGGGCCCCGGATAACCTGGTTTGGTGCGGGTTGATGGACCTGGCGATTGGTGAAAAAGCGACCAGTGACTGGAACACGTGCGCTCGTGTGGCGTATGACAAGGA